TGTTGACTCCAGAACCGGAGCCAGCACAAATAGCAAATTGCCATCCAACTCTTGACCTCGAATTTGATTAACACTTTTTAAGAGACACTAGTGATGTGATTTTTTTGTTCACCAATAATATTTCCAACGAAAATGCGGGAATGTTTGTGTCTTTCGGAACCGGGGAGGTTGCTATATTCGACACAACCGACATACAAAATCTTTCGGATAGTGTGCCAAATGACAATCTCAAATACTATCTGATGCGAGACCCACGGCTCCTGGCCAGATGGACAGCGGGGAAATTACCCCAAAATGAATATTATCAAACCCTTTTGAAACTCTGAGCATGAAAAAACTCGCCATCATTATCATCTTTCTGTCATTGCTTTCCATAAGGTCGTCGGCCTCCACTTTCCATGCCATCATCTTCGCGAACACCGATGACTCACACATTGGAAAATCCGTTTATATCGACTTGAAACGTATGGAAGTGGAAATGACCGCCATATCCAAATCCATCGGATATTCCATCAAGAAATATTTCTATTATGGAGATGCCGCCAGATTCAATCGTGACAATCTCGAGTCTGTGATTGACAATCTAAATTGCGGGCCAGACGACATCATTTTCTTTTATTACTCCGGTCACGGAGGACGCGCCGAGAACGAAAACACCCAATTCCCGGAAATGTGCCTGACTGTCAACGAACCCCTCACACGTTCCTCCCAGCTCTGTCCTTTGCATAACGTCTACTCACGTCTCCGCAACAAGAATCCTCGTCTTACGATTGTGATGGGGGATTTGTGCAATTCTATCATACGAGGATACAAGCGTAACGACAACCTGGCATCAAAAGGGGCCACGATACTATCAAAAGGAGCATACAACGTTTATAGAAATCTCTTTGTCAATGTAAAGGGCGGACTTCTCGCTGCTTCAAGCCAGCCCGGCCATACCTCCGGTTGCTATCAGATCCACGAGGATGGACAAACATATGAAGCCGGAGGATATATGACCCATTCATTCCTGACCATGTTGCAATATTGTGTCAGCCAAAGCCGGGAAGTCAGCTGGGACGGATTGATGAAAGGCACCATCACCTTGACACAGGAACTGACCTCAGCAGCTCCAACTCCTCAGACTCCCATCTACAAGTCCGAAATAACCATAGCTACCCCTCCCGCCATAAGCAACAACATAAACACACCACCGCAGCAGCCGGCCCTGTCAAACGACGACGCAACTAACCAACGCGACAAACTCGCTTATTCGTTATCAATGGTCTGCAGCCAAGAGGTGCCGAGTCTACGAGGTTTATTTAATATTATTTCCAACCATAGCCAAACATTAACGGTTACAGCGTTTAACGTGGTAACGCTTGTTTCATTGGGTAGGTGCATAATCAAACATTAAACGTAAAACCGGGTACTTTTTCGGGTACTTCATTTTTTGCCTTCTTCGGATTTGGTACGATTGACATCGAAGGAATTAAATCGTTCCATATTTTCAGCCTTCAAAGCGTCTACTATTTTTATATACGGCTTCATTGCCTTATAGTCAGCGTGGCCCGTCCATTGCATAATAACAGGCGCGGGAATACCGAGCCGGAAGGCGTTAACAATAAAAGTACGTCGCCCGGCGTGGGTAGTTAATACTTCGTGCTTCGGTACAACCGCTTCCGTCCGTTGAGAACCGCAAAAAGAAACTATTCGCACAGGCGCATCAAGTCCGGCGGCTTCCGCCGCTTCGTGAAGGTTGCTGTTCATTCGTTGATTACTTAACACAGGCATAGCGGCATCGTCCGGCAAAGGTATATTAACGTATTTGTCAAGGATAGCAAGCGCGTACTTATTTAATTCTATGTGTAGTCGTTTGGAAGTTTTTTTAGTTACCACGCTAATATAAGGTGGCACGGCTTCGCGGTAAACGTCCGATTTACGCAGTTTCGCAGCGTCGGAGTACCGAAGCCCAGTAAAGCAGCAGAAGCAGAAGGCATCGCGGACTATTTCGAAGGAGTTGTTAAAGCCGGAGAAGTCAAAATTTAGAAAGTGGTGCAATTCTTCCCATTCCAAATAAATAACTTCTTTGCAGTCCAATCCCTTAAAGCGTGGGCGATATTGAACATGGGCCAGCCCGGAATAATAGTCATTAGCAGCAGCCCAACGCAAGAACCAACGCACGAAAGCGACATTTTTAGCGACCGTGGTATTTAACTGCCCTTCCTTTGTCTGCAAGTGGGTAACAAACCCGGCGAAAGTATTTTTATCGAAGCCTTCCAACGTCAGCCGTCTATTATACTTTTTAAGGTGGGCTTTTAGGCTTTTGAATTTGGTATAGGTTGCATGGGTCCAATTATTCGTAACCCCCATTTCCCCGGTAAATAGGTCATAGACGGCGAAGAACCCTAACGGCTTTTCTTCCGGCTTCTTTTCTTCGGGCTTCGCACGTCCGGCGGCCAAGTCGAAGGCTTCCTTAAATTCGGCGACCGAAGGCGGGCGTTTATTGTCAAGTTCAAACCGGGTAAGGACTTCTTCAATAGTGGAAGCCACAGCCATAACGCCGCGATTGATAGCCCCGGCTGTTTCGCCGTGGCTGTTCTTGTTTCCGAGCCGGACGCAACTATTAGCGTCGTCCCATTTTGCCGGGGCGATAACATAGCCGGAGCGGATATCGCACCGAAGACCGGCCCACGATACCCGAAGCCTAATACCGACTTCTTCCGTAGCCTTACCCTTATTGTTAGGCTTTATATGTAACCCTACCTTAATTTTGAACTTCATAAGTAAGCATTTTTCCGCGCCCGGTAAGCAGCCACTTCGCCGAAACGGGATAGCAGGCTGTAATATAGTGGGCGGCTTCCAATTCTATGCCCTTATAGCGGGGCTTGTAGTCCGGCTTCGGGGTAACGCCATAGCCTAACCGAAGTTCCCGATACTTCGGCGCACTAAGCCCGTATTCATTGCAGAACGACTCAAGCGACGCAACCTTATTTAATTCTACAAGACGTTCCAACGCCAAGAAGAAACGGCGGCTTATTTCTTCCTTAATGGGCCAGGATGTATTAACTACGCGGGGCATAGTCCGGCGGCTTTGGCGTTGTCAACAATAGCGAAGTAGTCCGCTTCCGATATAACAATAGTTTCCCGACCGTCCAAGTACGCTGCTTCCAAAGCGTCGAAGACGTGGCGAGGGATAAACGGGTAGTAAGCCCGGTTAGAATAATAGGTATTTATAGCGATTTCCATATAGCTGAGTTATTTTTCCCGAATTTTGCGTTTACGGCACTTTACGCCCCAAATGGTAGGAATTACCACCCCGAAGAAAACGGCGCGAAAATGGGGCGTTTCTGTGCGTTCTACGGCGTATCACTTTACTACGGCACTTATGCCGCTACTTACCTGTATTTCTCGGCTTTATATATAATAAGGTATAGCCAAAATTTCAGTATAAAGGAACGGTACGCCCAAGGACTACCCGACAGCGGCAGAGGTTGCAGTGTCGCCCCGGTGGACATCCGCTTTTTTAGTAAGTTCGGTTAGCCGTTCGATAGTCCGCTGTTGACTTTCGATTATAGAGAGAAGGCGGGCTTTTTCTTCGCGGGCATCTTCCAAAAGTTTAAGAAGAATTTCGGAAGGTGCCGCTTCGGGGGCTTCCGGCTTTTCTTCGGGTAGGAGCATTTCGCCCTCGCCCATCATTAGCCACAGCGGATTAAGGCGCGGGAATTGTATGGTAATTTGTTGTAGAGTGTCCGGCATTATAGACTTACGAATACTTTGTATATAGGCAGACCCCACGCCGACGCGCCTACAAAATTCGCGTTCGCTGATACCTACAAACTTTATAAAGTCTTTAAGTCGCTCTTTTACTGTTCCTTCCATTGCATTGAAGGGATTAAATGTTAAACAATCTTAAAAACACGTCCTTTGTATGGCAAACACTTGCATCGTGTATGGCAAAGCATTAACTTTGCACCGTGTTAGTAATTCAGTTGCAAAGTTAGCGAAAATTACAGCACGAAGCAATAACAAAAATTACTTAAATTTCAGTTATATGGACTACACGACAGCGCAGATTAACAGAAACTTCCTAATTAAAGTTAGCGGAGTGAACGGCGAAGGGAAGCGGTTAAATACCCTCGTCGGAGTAAGCGGGCTTCTTCGTCTTATTGGCGAAAAATTAGCCAACAACCTACTAACCCGCGCCTTTAAGTGTATGCTTGATAAGTGCGTATGCAAACTTCGTCGCGGGCTTAAAATTACATTCTACTACAAATAAGCATACAAGTATATGGCAAATAAAACTATTAAGGCTAAGGCAGTCGTAAAAGTGCTTACCGACTTCGGCTATTGGTGCCTGGCAGAGATACGCGGACTTAAAGAAGGCACAATATTAGAAGGCCGGTTTAACCCCAAAAACAAAGCCTTTGATTTTTCCTACAACGGGCAAGACGCAATGCTGTGGATAGGACAAAACGGCGAACTAATAGAAGACGAAACAACTAACACCATACAATAATGAGCATGAACGACAACCGGGGCTGTAGTGTTTGCCCCGCCGGAAGCGAGAACTACGAAGTATTCACTACCCGCCTACGCGGAAAGCGAGTTAAGCGCGTCCAATACGACTACCGCACCCCGGACGGGGAACTATTCGCTACCGTGGCTTCGTCCTTGATTGAGTGCCGCCACCGCCGCGATGAGTGGTTAGAGAAGCGACAGGCAAACGCGGGTAAGGGTTAATTTTCTTGATAGCCGTATCAAGTTAATACGGAGCAACCACAACTATATAACAAGCCAACGGAGAAAGAATCCCTTTCGTGAAGGCTATAAACCGTTGACAACCGGGAACAGGCCGGAGCGCGGACGCGGCGAAAGCGGGCGTAGGAAGTTCGAGCCTTCCTCCGCGCACTAAATTCTAACCGCTTAATAATTCAAAATATGACATTGACAGCGACAAAAGCAGCCTTCCGAGGCTTCCGAAACGGACTTAAACAAGTAAAGATGGGCGACTACGAAGCCTGTATAGCCGACCTTTGGGCGGCATTGGGAATCAATAACCGCAATTCCTTCTATTGCTACCGCGACGGCAAGCAGGAACCAAAGGCAAGCCAAGCCGTAGCAGTTACGGAAGTATTCGCCAAGTATGGAGTAACCGAAAATATTTGGGGGATATGCGACTAAAAGCAGAGCTTACCCGACGGGAAGGCGAGGTAGCCGAGTTGTTGGCGTGGGGAGCGAGTAAGAAAGAAGTAGCCGAAAGGCTCTTTATTTCAGCCCGAACCGTAGAGAACACCGCCCGCAACATATACGCCAAGATAGGCATCCAAAAGGCTACGGAACTTTGCGTTTGGTGGTTTTGCACGAAGTGCGGCGTTCCCGTGGATTTAGACCCGCTTAAACGCGCCTTCATAGCGACAGCCCTGCTGTTGGTTATGGGCTTCCACGAATACAACGGCAATAACTACGACAACTATTTGTTACGCGGGACCAGACCGACAACGGCACGGACAGCAAGAACGCTCCGCCGGGCAAAGGACGAGAACGAAAATATTACCCCCTTCAACAACCTGATAGCATGACAAGCGAGGAACTGAAAACAAAGATATTCGGCAAGACCGAAACCGGGGAACGCTACACGTTCCGGCAGTGGCTAATTTTCGTATGGTTCGCCCTGTCGCTATTCCTTCTTTGCGCGGCCGCCGACGACGCAAGTATAACTGTCTTATTGGTTCTATTCGCCAACTTCGCCGCTTCCGCCCATTACATTAACAAACTTCCGCTTCCCGAAGACCCGGAAAAATACTTAGACGACGATGAAGAAGATTAACCCCGACACCCGAATAATAGACCTTACCGTAGGCCAACTTTTGGATACAGTCGAAGACCGAGTAAGAGCGGTTTTGGCAAACAAGCCAACAAAACAGGAAGGCGAACGCCGCTACGTCTACGGCCTTAAAGGTTTGGCGAAACTATTAGGGTGCAGCAAAACGACCGCAAGCCGTATCAAGACTTCCGGGAAGATTGACAAAGCAATAACCCAAATAGGCGCACTTCTGATTATTGACGCGGATTTAGCCTTAGAGTTAGCCGGAAACAAAGAAAAGTAACAACACTAAATAATTAACAGCTATATGAGCAGACAAGTAACACTAAAACGCCTTACCCTTGTAAACTTTAAGGGTTTGCGAAACGTAGTCGTAGAGTTCGGCGACGGCGTTACGACCATAAGCGGACGTAACGGAACCGGGAAGACCACAATAGCGGACTCCTTCGCGTGGCTTCTTTGGGGCAAAGACAGCGAAGGAAACTCCGACTCCAAATTTGGGATAAAGACCAACGATGCGGAAGGTAACTTTATTCCCGACCTTGAACACGGAGCAACCGGGCTTTTCGACGTGGTAGACACCGAAACCGGGGAAGCGTCAAGCGTGGAACTTCGCCGCGTCTATGTCGAGGAGTGGAAGACCCCCAAAGGAAGCACCGAGCGCACCCTGTCCGGGCACCATACCGACTACTTCTTTAACGGCGTACCCTTGAAGAAGGCAGAATACGACGCAAAGGTAGCCGCAATAATTCCCGAAGACCTCTTTAAGGTCATTACGGATCCGTACTACTTCCTTACGCTTCATTGGAAGGCACAACGCGAATACTTGCTTACGATGGCGGGCAAGATTAACGACGCGGACGTAGCAGCCACCCGCGAAGAATTTGCCGCCCTTCTGCACCGGGTAACAGGCAAGACGATGGAAGAATACAAAAAGGAAATTTCGGTACGTCGTGGCAGAATTGAAGCGCAGTTAGATAAGATACCGACCCGCAAAGACGAAGCCACCCGAAACACCCCGGTAGCCCCGGACTACGCCGCCCTTGAAAGCGAGAAGGCGCAGATACAGGAAGACCTCGCCAACATTGACGCGGCGGCAACTTCCGAAGCAGAAGCCAACCGCGTAGCCTACGAACAGGCGGCAAAGATACAGGCGGAAATCAACACTAAGCGCGACGCACAGGCTAAGGCATTACAGGACGCGAAGGAAGCAGCCCGCGCAGCAGCTTACGAAACCAACCGCGTAGCCGACGAAGCCGCCCGCGACCTCGCCCAAATACAGCGCGACGAGGAAAGCGAAAACAAATATTACAGCCGGGAGAAGTCAGTAATTACGGCTTCCATAGCCACTGCCAAACGCCGTAAAGAGGGCTACGAAGCCCAAGTAGCCGACCTTCGCAAGCGTTGGGAAGCCGTGAATAACGAACAATTCCAAGAACAGCAAGCCCCGACCGCCGGCCCGCTTATTTGCCCGGTATTCGGTCATCAGTGCGCCGACCCCGGAGCAGCCAACCGCCATCAGTGCGACGCAGCCGCAGCCCTTGAATACTTCCGCAAGAACCAAGACACCGCCCGCGCCGCCTTCATTGCCAACCAAACCGCCCGACTTGACAAGATGGACGCGGAAGGCCAGGAACTAAACAGGCTTATAGCGGCACAGGACGCGGAAATAAAACGCCTTGAAGCGGAAGCCGTCGCCCTTGATACCAAGCACAACGCCGCCGTACAGGACTACGCCACAAAGAAGGCGACCTATAACAACACCATAGCCGCCAACCCCCGCGTAAGCACCGACCCGCAAATAGACCCGCAGACGCTCCCGACGTGGGTAGCACTTCAAAAGGAGATAGACCAACTTAACGCCCGCCGTGCAGCCGTGACAGCTCCGACAACACAGGACGCCGCCGCAGAGCGTCAGCTGAGCCGGGCGACCCTTCGCGCCCTCCTTTCCGAGATAGACCAAAAACTCGGACTTCGCGCCACCATTAAAGCCGCCGAAGCCCGTATAGTGGAACTTGATAAGGAAGCCGCTACGTTGGCACAGGAAAAGGCAACACTTCAAACCGAAGAAGCCCTAATAGACGACTTCGTAAGATGTCGTATGGAAGAAGTAGAACGCCGTGTAAACGGATTGTTCGACGGCGTGGAGTTCCGAATGTATAAGACGCTTGTAAACGGCGAAAAAGAGCCGGACTGCGTGGCCTACATTGGCGGGGTACGATACCAAGACAAGAACCACGCCGGGCAGATTAACGCCGGATTAGCCGTGATTAACGCCCTTTGTGCCTTCCACGGAGTAACCGCCCCTATAATTGTCGATAACGCCGAGAGTGTAAACGACTTCATCCCCGTAAAAAGCCAATTAGTCCGGCTTGTAGTCACTACGGGGGAGTTCCAAGTAACAAACCACTAAAAAATATTCCGACCATGTGCAAGACCCCGGAACTTCCGGCTACCATAGTAGCCGCAAAAGAAAAATTTGAAGTTGCATTACGCGACGCTTCGGCGATAGACATCGTAAACAACTTCGGCGCAGCCTTCAACGCCGCGAAAGTAATAACCCTTCTACGCGAAGCCCTTACCGAAGAAGTGATGGAAAAGGTATTTATGCCTTTGATGAACACAAAAGTAGGCTTTCGCACCGACCGCGACGGCAAGCCCGACAAGAACGGACGAGTAAAGCCGCCCTACGAAGTGGCTACCGTCCGCGAAGCGATAATAGATGCCGCAATAATTGGGCTTCTTCCTACCGGGAACCAGTTCAACATCATCAGCGGCACGATGTACCCCACGAAAGAAGGCTATACCGCCCTTCTAAAAAAGATTGGAGCGAAATACATTATCGACGTTCAACAGGACACAAGCCAAAACCCTGCCTACGCCGTATTCCCGTGCAAAGTAACGTATTCCTTTAACGGCGATAAAAATAGCCTTACGGTTCAAGCCACCGTCCGCCGCGACCAATACAGCAGCAACGACCAACTACGCGGAAAAGCGGAACGCCGCGCCAAGAAAGCCCTATACGAATACCTTACGGGAACAGACTACGGCGACGCGGACGAAACGAGCAGCCGCCCCAACATGGTAGTAGATACCGTGGCTGTCGAGATAAAGGAGCAGGCCAACACCGGCCCCGCTATTGGCTTCGACGACGCGGAAACGGTAATGGCCGAAGAAGTCCACGCCCCGGCACAGGCAGAACCCGCGCCGCAGACATACGCCGCCCCGGTTCAGACACAAGCAGCTCCGGCACCCCAACCACAGGCACAGCCCCAGGCCGACCCACAACCGGCCCCGGCTTATAATACACCAAGAAAGCCCAATTTCTAATGGTACTTCGTGTTTTAGGTTCAAGCAGCAGCGGCAACGCCTACATTTTGGAGAATGTGGGCGAAGCCCTGCTCATTGAAGCCGGGGTAAACTTCAAGAAGGTAGTAGCCGCGTTGGAAGGCAATATTTCCAAAGTGGTAGGCTGTCTTATAACCCACGAACACGGCGACCACGCCGGACGGATTAACGAAGTATTGAACGCCGTTATTCCCGTCTACGCTACCCAAGGCACAATAGACAACGCCAAGGTAAAAAGCGAGTGGAAGCCGCGCACGTTGGAGCGAGAAGGCAACGGCTACAAGGTTCAGCAGATAGGAGGCTTTAAGGTTATACCGTTCGCCACGAAGCACGACTGCGCCGAACCCGTGGGCTTCTACATTTGGCACCCGGAAACGGGCGGCATTTTGTTCGCTACCGATACCTACTACCTACCTAACACCTTCAAAGGCTTAAACAACGTCCTTATAGAATGCAACTACGACCCGGAAATATTAGACCGCAACGTAGAGGAAGGCCGACTAATTCCGACCCTTCGGGAAAGAGTGAGGGAAAGCCACCTAAGTATAGACACCTGTATAGACGCACTTAAAGCCAACGACCTGAAGGCGGTAAATAACATCGTCCTAATACACCTTTCGGCGGGTAACGGCGACCCCGTAGCCTTCAAAGATAGAGTTTACAGGGCGACCGGGAAGCGGGTACACATAGCAGCCCCCGGACTTAGTATTAACTTCAATAAAACGCCCTTCTAACTATGATTAAAGGCTTTAATTCCGAAACCGCGCCCTTAACCGAGTACGAAGAAAACGTATTACTTCCGCTCGTCCTTCTTGGGTTGAAAACCAAGATAGGAAAGGAAAACGCAGTAACAAACCGTACAATCGTGCAGCGGCTTAACATAGCCGGATATACGGTAACAGAACCCCGGATAAGGAAACTTATTAACCATATCCGAATGACCGACCTACTACCGGGCCTTATAGCCACGTCCGGCGGCTACTTCTTAGCGACTTCGGAAGCGGAGTTATTGGACTACGAACAAAGCCTTATAGGACGCGAGGACGCTATAAAACAAGTTCGGTTAGCCATAGCCCGGCAACGGCGGATCCTTTACAACGACGCTAACCGACCCGAAGAAAACAAACCCGAAATATTTTAATAACCCATTAACAAACAACCCCAAATGAAGAAAATAGCACTTTTCCGAAAGTACGGCGAATCCGCCGAGTTCGTAGCCCGCTTCGACAGCGTAGAAGAAGCAAGCGACCAAGTGAAGGACATCATCAACGAAGACGAAGACGCTAACGTATTCGACTTCTACACCGAGGAACAGGAGTACACCGACATCCGCGAACGCGTGAAGACATACGCCGACGCTTGCGAAGTCTTAGGCATAGCCGAAATGGACGAAAAGGCTTTTAAGGCCTGCGGCTTCCGTCCCGACGAGATAGCTCGCCGTAAGTTGGAAACCATAACCGAAGCCCTTAACGAAGGTTGGCGGCCGGATTGGAACAATACCAACGAATACAAGTATTTCCCCTGGTTCCGTATTCTTCCCGGCAAGGGTAAGGACGCAGAGGGTAAACCCGACGGCGCG